TGTTAAGAGTGCTGTCAGGAGTATATGCAACTGAGTTACCAGAAGCTACTGTTTCTTTAAATCCACAAGCTTCTAAAAGATCTCCTATCTCAGGGGCCGTTCCTGCCGATCCAGATCCTCTAAGCTCACAGCTAAAAGAAATAGAACAGTTAATGTTCGTCACTCTTGGAGCTAATGGAGAAAGAGATTCTCTTGCAAGATTTCTTTCATAAGTCTCTACGTCAAAACTAAATTCTGGAATAGTCGTTAAGATTGCATCAGTATCCGCTACTGTGCCTGAAAATACATCTGTTCCATAAGTTGATTCAGTCTTAGCGAAAATCGCTGACTGTCTGGTTAAAAGTACGTCTGCCATTTGTTTTCTCCTTGTTATTTAAATAGCAGTTTCAGGATCGTAAAAAGTATGCCTATAAAGAATCTGAATGTCAAACTCAAATCCAATGTAGCCTTCCCCTTTAACACTGCTTACTTCTACAAAATTTCGTGTTTCTAATGGTATAGTGTCAATGGCTAATCCGTCAAATGTTGGATTGCTCATGGCTTTCTTTTCTACGTTTTTTAAAAGCTCATTTAACTGAACTGATAAATCGCTCCCATCTTCTATTGCCCAAACTTGTAAACTAATAAGTAGGTTCTTATATACTTGGCCCATATTAGCAGATGGTTTTGTTGTTATTTCTTCCTTCTCCTCAAAAATAAAGACAGCAGGAAAAGCAACATCATTATCTATAGGACTGGTTCTAAGTCTTTGCACAGTACCTACACCAGTTAAGCCCTCCATGAGAGTCTTAAGCTTAACTAAAATATTTTCTCTAATAGAATTAGCCATCAAAACCTACATTAAATTTCTTTTCAATTCTTTCGGCCATTGTTTCCAACTCTTCTTTCACTGCTTTTTTAACACCAGATACAAAGAATGGTTTTGGAGGAGCAGGGTTTACTCTTGCTTTTACGACAGGTGCCCCTGTTCGATTATCTTCAAATCTTAAAAGAGGATTTCCCTGTACTGCTGGTCTTCCATACTCCACATATCTAGCGTATCTTACTCTATTCCCTGCGGTGGTGTTTTGATTTCTAGCTGTGTTCCTGACAGTTAGCTCGCTATCTAATCCCATACCTACTTTAACATTAGCCTTGTTACTTGCCGCTAATCTTCCTGTAGATCTTTTAAAAGTTATTCGTCTAAGATTTTTTTTAATTTCTTTTATAGAAGACTTCTTTGTGCGAAAAAGAAATTCAATCCACTCTTCATCAATTATATCTCTTAATCTATCAGGGTTTTTTATAGGTCCTGATGCTTTAAAATTAACATTAAACCGCATCTTCTTCTTTCTTCTTACTTGCTTTCTTTTCTTTTATTAAAACTATCATACCTGTTTGTAAGTAATAGTTATAAATTTCTTCGTTATCAAACTCTGCGACTTCATCAAATTCTACAAGAACTTTCTCTCCACCTTTATAGTATCTAATACTTTCAGCAGTTACCTTACCTTTCAATGTTGCCATGCCATCCTCTTTTGTTGTTGGTTTAAACAATAGTGTACCTTCTATATTTATCTAAGATTGCAGAGACATTAGGTAAGAACTCATATGTTCCTTCGTAATTAAGACTACCTTCTTGACCACTAACATTTCTAACTCCTAGAGACTTACGTCTGTCAAACAAATAGGCCACCTGTATAATGCAAGCTTTCTTTAAATCATCTGGTACGTCTAGTACTCCTGCTGTGTCTGTATATCCACCAGTGTATTTCACTTGTAAACTATCTGGCTCATTAGGCCAAAGATAAGGAAGAGTCTCAATTCTTCTATTACCTTCAACAGTGATAGAAGTACCTTTATAATATACAATGCCTTGTTCTTTTTGACTTGCCGAACACTTGTAATTACTTGAGTTTATATCATCCTCAGAATTACTAAAGTCATCGTCATTGTTATAACGAATGTGTGCTATTGATACGATAGGAAATCTCTTGAGAGAAAGATACTGTCCACCGCCTATAGGGTATTCAAGAACATCTGTTCCTCTAGTAAAAATCCTATCACAATAATTCTGAATGTCTTCAGATACCTGCTCTATAAGTTCGCCAAGTAATGTATCTTGATTCGTACTTGTAAAATTAAGATACGTCCTTACATTAGCTACTGATACTAGTTTGATAGCCATTACTTAGCCTTACATACATCCTTAATTAAACCCTCAAGAAGTTTTAATTCATACTTATTCAGATCACCAAGAAGTTCTTTACAAGCCTCAAAACTACTCTTCTTTGCTGGTTTTTTCTTTGCTGGTTTCTTTTTCTCTTCTGCCATAATAATCTCCAAAAAGAGAGGCATCAGGCCGAAGCCTGACACCTCAGAGGTCGTTGTGAAGGGAGCTTTAGCTTAAAGTGTAGGTAAGTCTAGAAAGAGCCTCGCCCTTAACTACCTGACCACCAACTCTCATTCTTGAGATCATCTGAACCATTGGCCAAGCTACTTCATTAAGCCTTTCAATAGACATTCCAAGTCTTCTTGTCATTAAGTATGACTGCTTGAAGTCAGAAAAGTATACAGGCTGATAAGATCCTGCTGAGTTAGCCGTGCTGTCTAAGTTAGGACAGATAAAGTATGGGAAGCCTAAGATGGTTCCCGGATTATCTAATGCAGGAGCAGGGTTCCAAAGATACTGACCATTGCTATCCTGAATCTTACGAAGCTTAGAAAGCGTGTCTCTGTTGAAGGCAAATTTACCATTTGCATAGTAAGCTGGCTTAGTCTTCTCATAAACCAACGCAACAAAGTGATCGAAATCAAAAGGATTCGCAGATGCTGAAGCTGTAACAGTCTCAATGTTAGGACGAAGGAAAGTAATAGGATCAGAAGCGGAGGCTTGATCAATACCTTTTGGCTTTCCTGTACCATTACCATCAATAAGAGTTTCAGCTAACTTAGCTCCCATTGCAACACTAAGTCTACCTACAACATAATTCTCAATATTTGGAATATCTTCAAGAGCTTCCTTAGAAACCTGAACACGTCCAAGAAGTTCGTAGTTAGTGATTTCATCTTGAGTGAAAGATCCATCAAGTGATTCAGTGACTGAAGCATATCCAGTAGTCTCGCCAAACCAATCAGCAGTTGCATCTTGTCCAATGTTAAATTTAAGGCTCTGGCCTCTAACATTAATAGTTCCAACTTCGCCTACAATAGCATCTACTTCTGTAAAGTTATCATAGATCTGATCTTCCATTTCTTCAGGAATAAGTACTCCACCTTCAGAGCTAGTAGCCGCAAGAACATTCTTATGGTACATTCCCTGAAGTTCGTTAAGGCGAATTGCCTTTTCTCCATGCCAATCTCTATGAGGAGTTTGAAGATAATCAAATAAAAGACTCTTATATTCAGTCTTTTCAGTATCTACAGACTTTAATTGTCCATCAGGACGAGTAAGAGTGTTAAGGCGAGTTTCAATATCCTCTAACCTTCCGCTCATCTTAGCATCTTTTTCAGAAACGTATTCCTTAACCTTATGCTCTTGTTTATCAAACTTTTCTACAACTTCTTCACGAAATTGCTTAACAAGTTTACCCTGTTCTTCAATCAGGGCTTTAGCTTCTTCTTGATTATTCGAAAAGCTCATTATGTTACTCCTTTATTTTTTTAATGGAATTAACAATACCCTGATTAATCTCCTTGAGACTTTTTATAATCTCAGGGTTTGCTTGTTTTTGTTGTTTGCAGTTGCACTCTGCTGACTTAACAGCGGTTATAAGAGTTTCAGGATTAGCAGGGAAATCTACAAAACTAACCTCGTGAGTCTTAAGCTCAAGAAGTTGATTGTATTCCTCGCCATCCTTAATAGCTCTTCTAGTTCCCTTCACCTCGTAACCAAAGCTCATTTTGTTAACTGCTCCCATCTTCAGAAGAGAAAAGCCTTCTCTACCAGCTTGGATCTCCTGATTGATATAGCCTTTAACAAATAAACCTTTATCATCTTCTACAATGTCAGCGACTCCTACATTAGTCTTATGGTTGTGCATGAGAATAACTCTATCTCCGTCTTGCTTTCTAAAAGCACCGTGCATTACCATATCACCAACTCTATCAATGTTTCCGAAGACACTTGCATATCCTTCGAAAGACTTGACCGGAACACCGTTTATAGTAGTGTCTTCACTTTCTAGTGTTTTAACTTGAAAGTCAAATTGTTTTGTGCCTACCTGACCTAAATCTTTTTTAGGCTTCTTTCTCTTTGGCTTATCCTCATCGTCATCATAACCATAAGCTTTGCCATCTTCTACAGCATCGTCATAAGCAGAGTGACTAGCACATGGCATATAAATAGTATTGCCGTCTTCATCTTTCATTGTATGAGTACCACTGCATCCAAGTTCTTCAGCCCTAGCTTCTGCCGCAGACTCAGAAGTATATTGATCTCTCATTGCTTTCTCTTCCATTTTATCACCATCCAATTGTCTAGCTTTCTTTCTAGCCCAGCTTTGTCCTGCGTCACCGCCCCACAATGCCCAAGCTATTCGTCCTGCACTAGGATATCCATCCTCGCCTTGTCTAAATCCTTCTGCCTTTTTATCTACTTCATGTCTTGAAAAGAAACTGTGCATCCTCTTAACAGTACTAGGAGAAAGATTCTCTCTCCTTACTAACTGAGAAGCTCTAGCTACACCTACAGCAGTACCGCCTCTTTTAAATTCTTTTCTCCAATCCAAACCTTTTCTAGCTTCTTCAGCCATTCCAGTAGTAGGTTTTAGATCTATCATATCCTTCTTACTTGATAACGGATGATCTTCAGGAAGTAAATCAGTATCGAAAGGCTTTCTTTTAAACTTACCAGTCCTAAGAGCGTCAAGCCAAACATTTACTCTAGCTAATGCCCACTGCTCTTCTGAACGCACACTAGGTCTTACTGAACTGGGATTAGTTCGGTATGCTCCAACTCCTCTCTTATATATAGCAAACAGTGTTCTAAGATTAGTCTTGCGACCTTCTTTGGCATTCTCATTATTTTTTCGGACTTTCTCTTCTAAGATACGTCTAAGTCTTGCAGAGATTTTCTCGGATTTGTTAGCTTCTACCGCTCTTAATTGATTCACTGCATCTTCCCTGTTAGGGTGTCTTCCAAGAAGTTTAGATCCATCTTCTGAATATACACACCAGACCTGTTCCGATTTAGGTTTATCAGAATCAATGTCTTCGATTTTGCATTTAGATATCTTCTTCTGATCCAAAGCCTACCGCCCTCATCTTCTGATTGGGTTCTTTTTCTAACTCAGCTTCTCTTGCAGGATTCCTGAAATCTGGACTTTCAGGCTCATCCTTAAATACATCCCCCTCAGATATATCATCATAACCTAAAAGCCTTCTAGCTTCATTTTTGGATATGATTCCTGAGTCAAACAACGACACGGCTTGTTTTGTTATTAGTGTTCTATCTCTTTTAAGAACATCCACTTTATCCATGTCTATTCTTAATTCGAGATTTTGATTAAATAAACTAAGCAATTCATTATTAATAAAGTATAGTATGCGATTCATCTGTGGAATCACAGCCTCGGAGTAAAGCCCAGCTTTAGCTTCCTTGACATTACCATACGTATTATTAGCTAAACCTAAGAGTTCAGCAGGAACTTTAAGAGCCATGGCAACTTCAGATCCAGAAGTGTGCATAACCTTTTCCCAATCCATGTCAGCCGCACTCATAGTGAGTGGGTGGAACTTCATACCACCGGGAAGAACCATAGTCTTCATAACGTTATTAGGGCCACCATGACGAGTGTTAATCTCTTCCTTAAGAACAGATCTTTGCTTCTCACTCATTCGGCCAGCATTAGACTCTAAGTATCCATCAATCTTTGTCATCCTCTGCATTAAGTTTGTATTCCAAACACGACCAGAATTATTCTGATCAATAGAATACGCAACAGGAGTTAAAGGAGGCATTCCCTCAACTTTCTGCAAAGGATTGAAAAACTTCATATGTATAAGCTTATTATTTTGGGGTTTGTATTCTTTATTATTAATAAAGTACACAGCATACTGATTTGATCCACTGCCTCTGACCTCAATCCTTACTTCATTAGGATTTAACAAATATAACTGATTAGGCGAACCTGTAGACAAATCTACAAAAACATACGCATTACCTGCCAGATATAGATAAGTCCAAATATAATACATAAAATCATAATAGGATAATTTGGAGTTCCCATACATTACATTCCCTAAGAGATCTAAAGCCCTTGACTCTCTAATGATCTCTCTACGACCTTTGAATAATGTTAGTTTGAGATTGGCTCCCGATGATGCAAGCATGTCAATACATGCGTAAACATATGGGTTCTTAGCATATCCTTCCGTAGATAATGCAGTATAATCAGCATTACTAGGAGTTAAAGTATTTCCATATACAGCAGAAGCTACAGGTGAAAATAAACTAGACTTTTCGTAAAATTCTTCTATACTATCAGGTAGAGGTAGATAATTCCCTTCTTCTGGTATGTAAAAGGTGTCTCGTATTTTTTGTAGGAATCCCATTATATCCACTCAATCCAAGTTTCGTCTTGTCGTTTGAAGAATCTTAATGCCTGTGATACACTATCAACTTGGTCTTTTCTTTTCCCTGCTGGGAACGAAAGTAATTCGTCAACCAATATATTAACAAATTCTTCGTTTCTTGGGAAGAAAACTTTTCCTGCTTCGAACAAAGGCGACACAGCACTAGCTCTCGCCTCTTTAGAGCGCCCTTCAACCTTTTCTGGTAGCACAGGTAGGGTCGTAGTTTCTTGCAAGTCCTGAAGCAATTGTATACCAGAACTCGCATCTTCGATCAAGATCATATCTGCTTCCCACATTTCTTGCATTTCTGCTATGGCTCTCTTAAGATCTGTGTAAATACATTTCTTTCTCCAAACATAAACCAAGTAATATCCATTCTCGCACTCAGCCCAGAACGTGCCGACACTAAAATCATGTGATGCCTTAGCCTTACTTGCAGTATCCCAACTCCATATATATCTATATACATGTGGCAAGGTGTCGTAAAACCTGAACCAGTTCCTCTTGAAGATGGCCGACTCTTCTAAGAGCGGAGTCTGCTGGTACTGTGCGCCCCAAGCTTTAGACCCAATCGTGTTCTTGATCCTAGCTAATGCGTCATTATCATACTTCCAAGGCCAAAGTGCTTCACCCTCTTTTCTATGTTTCTCATCATTAGTCGAGATTGCAGGGAAGTTTATCTCAGTCCAACCATCATTTCTCGCCTTTTCTAAAAGTCTCCCAGCTAAGTCATCATTATGCCAACGAGTCATAGTTAAGCAGATCTTACCACCAGCTTCCAGCCTTTGATAAGCAACATGCTGATACCAAGACCAGACACTATCCCTAGCAGTAGGACTATCAGCTTCTTCACCCGACTTGTGTGGATCATCAATGACAAGTAGGTCAGCACCACGACCAACAAACTGTCCACCTAGTCCTAAAGATAACAATCCTCCACCTTGAGCAAGATCCCACTTGAGAACAGAGAAAGAATCTTCACTCATTTGTGCGTCAAACACATTTGTGAAATTTGAAGACCGAACCAGATTTCGAGTATCTCGACCAAAATCTGAGGCTAAATCCCTTCCATTTGATACAATTGCCACTCTTTTTTTAGGATTTCGACCCAAAAACCAAACTGGAAAGAATATACTTGACAACTGACTCTTACCATGTC